AATACTTTATTACTCATAATTTTTGTTTTTTTAATTCAATATAATACAACTCTTCTTTTAGTTGTTTGTTCTCCAACCAGTTAAAGAACTTGTCGGAATGTTGAGGTAATGATTCACCCCACTTTTCATCGTTGCGTTTATCAACTCTGAAAAATACTTTTGTTTCTTTGTTATTACTCATACGGATAATATAACACTTGTTATCCGTTAGTCAAGTAATTCTATATCTTTCTCAAACATTATTTTTACCATCTCAAAATCATCGTGTGATTTATTCAGTATGGAATATTCTATGTCCTCTAATGCGTTGAAGAACTCATATATCTTCATTATGTAATCCTGGTGGTCGTATTTCTCTTGTGTGAATATGGAGATATAGATTGACAAGAATAAGTTTCTTAGAACTCGTGTTTCGTCTTCTGCGTCTAAGTAATCTGTTACGGCATTTATGTATTTCTCCATCGTAACTTGGTTTCTAATAAGTAATGGTAGATACTCATCTGAATCTAAAAACTCATATAAGTTTATTTTAGATACTGGTAAATCTTCTACTACCTTATCTACTAATTCTTGTTTTTCTTGAGGAACATTTACCCACATACTACCTACCTATTTTCTCTTACAGATAAACTTGTTTTCCAAGTGAGATAGTTTCTTTCTCGGTAAATAATCAAGTCCCCTCTAGATGCTGCTAGTGCTATACTAGTCTTAATACATCTAGAAGAGAACCTTGAAAATCTTACTTTCTCAGGCTGACAACAGACACAAGTCCCCAGAAGGTCAATAATGTCATTTAATCTCACTTGTCGTGGCGGTCTCAAGTTTCCAAGCCGTAATCCACTCTTACAAATAAATATATTGAAAAAATTAAAAAGTATCAAGTCAGTTCAACAAAATATGTTTTGACGGAACATATCCTCTCATTACTGCTTTTTGTGCGTTACCAGTATGCTTAAACTCAAACAACCCATTAGTATAATTCTTTTGGTAATCTCTGAATACTTTTAACTCACCAGCCATTGCCTCAACCACATAATCATAACTCGTATAGATTGAATATCCCTCACCTAATGGTTTAGCAAAGGGTAAATCAAGGTAACTTATGTCTGGTATGTAGAAAGTGTCTGTATTGACCCCTATTTCGTTCATACCAATATTCAATCCCATATCCAACAACCAACTTAATTTAGCAGGGTCATACTCACCACCAGTAAAAAGAATATCCATATCAGTAGGGTTAGAATATCCTTGTGATAATGAACCAAAGAGATATACCCTATAATCGTTAAAATATTTGATTTGAGACATCTTTGATACCCAAGATGATACATCACTCATAGTTGGTGATGAAAGTGGTTGTAGGGTCTTTATATTCCCTTTTCTGTAATAATATGGATATCTCTCTAACATACTTAAATAAAGGGGGGTGGAGAAAAAAAATAAAGCAATATGGCACTTGCTTTTGATATGAGTAATTGTGTGAAACTTGAAAAACTCCAACCCCCCTCTATTTATCATAATATAAATTATTAGTATTTTTTCAATATGAGTAATAATATTGTAATCCCAACCTTTACCAATTCAGATGGTATAATGTTTATTGAGTGTAAAGCTTGTAAAGAATATAAACCAGAAGCAGATTTTTTTAGAAACAACAAACGAACAATCGGTCGTGATTCTGAATGTAAAATATGTAAAAAAATACATATGGAAAATAACCCCATAAACAACAATTCTCGTATAGATAATAATAACCTATACCAATGGGAAGTTGATATGGCAAAACAGATAATAGTAGGTTTAGGGTATGATATAACTGACCCCTCAAATCCAGTTTACAAACAATTCAATAAAAGACACGGATTTTAAGAGCATAAAAAAACCCCTTCTGGGGAAAGGGGTTAAAATCTAAAACTTTGGGAGCTTTACTGATTTTGGGCTTTAATCCAACCACAGATTCTCTCTGCTGTTTTTACCGAATATCCTCTATCAACTTGGTCTGAAATACATTTATTCCAGGGATACTCAGCAAACTTTTCATTATCCCATTTAGAGATACAGATAGCCACTGCTTGGTCTTGTTTATACTCACTGACAATTTGTCTTATACAACGAGTAACGAACTTAGATTTATTTTCTGACGATGAAGGACTTGGAATTGGCATTATACAGATTGTTTAGTTTTTCTTGATTTAGTTTCCAACATTTGTTTTAGGCTGATATTCTCCTCCATCAACTCATCTATCTTATCCTCAAGTCCCTTAACCTTTTTGTTGAGTTCAATAATCTCTCCTTTAAGGTCATTTACTATCGTTTGATAAATTGTAATGGACTTTTCTATGTTCTGTAGTGTTAGGTTATCATTTTCTTTTTTGGCTCTCTTAGAACCGATAAGATAACTTGAAACACCAGTAATGGTTGAGGTGATAAACGCTAAAATGTAATCAAAATCCATAACTTAATAATTGTAATAAGAACCCCCACAACAATTACCAGGGAACGCAGGGTCAGAATAATTTGGTAATCCACTAAAACCTCTCGGTAATCTTCTGGCACCAGGGCCGATATGAATACCACCAAAATAGTTTTCTTGTGATGCTGGCATTCCATCTTGTGCGATGTATTGGAAATAGTCGGGGAAATCGGCTTGTCTCCATAAAATGTAGTCCATAAGTCGTTGAGAATAGAACTCGTATCGTGATTGTTGAATATTTCTAAGATACGATAAATCACCCTTGTCAATTGCCTTAGAGTTCGGTGATTCACCAATAGAGATACTCTTATTCATCAACCTCATATAGATTGAAGGTGTTGCCTCATATACAGCTCTCCATAACAAATAAGGGGCAATATAATCATTTACAAGAATTGTCTCAGGCCCAGTCAAGGTATTACCCGATGCTGCGTCCAAAATGTGATTGTAAAAACGAGAACCCAACAAAGTTTGTAAACCGATTTCTTGTGCCACCTCAATCATAGGTAACAACAACGCTGTATCAAGATTTTCGTTGATGTCCGAAAAGGCTTTAACCTTCTTCTCACTTACTAATAATATTCCTCTTACTGAACTCATATTTCTACTTGTGTGTCTTGTGGATTTTGTAATGGATTTACCATACCTCCCGTAGCTGTTTCATCCTCAAACAACTTATTTTGTTCTATTGTAATTTTATGTGTTTGTCCGTCCATAAAGAATAACAATTTCTCAAACTCACGAATAAGGTATTGTTGTTTAGGAATAATAACTGATTTAATAAAGTGTTCGTAACCCTCTACCATTTCATTTTTACTACCTAATTGTCCCGCAGTTTTGATTCCAACCAAAAGTGGGTTTGTAATGTTAAACGAGGTTAAGATTTTTTGTTCTACTTGGTCTGATAATGCCAAGAACATATCAGCATTATTTGCCGCTTGTAATGGGGTGATTGTTGGTTCATTTTCTTTTGAGTCAGAGAATGCCAAAATCATACTACCAGCTCTGTTACCCGATGAGAACCTCTCCTCCATATGTCTATAAATCATATCTCTTTCCTCCTCGTTTGCTGCTCCGTTATTCAACGAAATAAACAAAGATGGGAAATACCCTTGTTGGATATAATTGAGTTCGTAATTCATCATCTCAATATCCAACATCGTTGCCATACGACCACCAATCCAATAAGGTAGTGGGTAGTATTTTTGATTAGGGTGATAAGGGAAGGCATAATATACTTGAGATGGAGCATCAGCTGCTAAACTGAACGATTCAAGTTCAACTGGTTTGTATTTGTTTACCAAAGTCCAATCGGCAGAATACCAATAGGTTTTAACATAATCAAAGTCATCAACTCTACCACTTCTTAATTTAGAAAAGTCCATATGGTAAAGGTTAGCAACACCCTCTCCGTCTCTTCTTTTAATCGTATTTAACGAGAAACCATTATGGATAACAAAATCTATGGCTACCTTCTTAAAGATGTCGTAAATCGTCTCTGTTGAGTTTACCATCTTAATCGCTTCTTTCCCGTCAATCAACATATTCTTACCAATAACTCCGCTAATAACGGCATTGGCACAGGCTCTCATAATTGAAGACCAGTTATACATTTGGATTGAGTGTTGAGGCCATAAATTATCATTACCAAAGAACACATAAGGCTTTGAGTTGATAACCTCCTCAAATGAAGGGAGTTGTGCTCCCGCACCGAACTCAAACATTCTTAGGTCGTTTTTTTTCTTATTTTCCATATCTATAATCTATAATATAATTTTGTGAGATTTACACCCACCGATTAGGCTAAAAAGGGGAGAACATATCCTCCCCCTTAAATATTATTATGACAAAGTGCCGCTATGACGACAAGTCACATATCCATTTACACAAGTAAAGGTCAATTCAACAAATCCAGTATTAGTTAAATTGTTGAAATTACTATCTTTCTTTTGTGTAAATCCACTTGTTGTTAAACTTGTTATGGTGTAGTTTCCAGTTGTTTCTACAACAACTCTGTATGTTCCACCATTTTTTAAGTTAGTTAAAGTCAAACCTAAATTATTCGTAACTTGAATAAAATGGATATTACCATTATTCATATTTATCGTTAGAGTTGAACCAGTCTGACTTGTTGTATTACTATATTCTTGTCCGAAGTGGTATGAGTTTTCAGTATAAGTTGTATTACTTTCAGTTAGTGTTCTACCACTTAAACCAATACCAATAGTTCTACTAATTTCACTATCTATATTCGTGCTCTGTGAGTTGTAAATCCCGTTATATTGAGCTCCAGAAACTTTGATATTACAATTTTGAGAGGTCTGAATAGTGTTGTAACTACCAGTCTGTGCTGAAAAATAGTTGTTTCTACCACCTAAAATGGTGTTGTATTGACCCGTTTCAACATAAATGTTTCCAATATTCGTATTGTAAATTGAGTTATGTAATGCGTAACTTGTTGAACCAGTATAGTATGATACAATTCTACTTGTATCAGAACCAACAATAGAGCAGAAATCCATCGTTCCACCCGAAATATTACAATTTTCAGAACCCGAAATAATATTACCAACACCACCATTTGGAATACGAATACTAACAACCTCTGATGAATAAACACCGCAGTTATTAGTAGCACCATCTATAACAACACTTCTTGAACCGAAGATTGTTGAACCCGTTGATGAGGTAATATCAGCATTATCTGATGAGTTGTAGATACCACAGAACGCCGAATTGTTTATCGTAGCATCATAACAAGATGAAATTGTATTGTGTATATCATCACTACCACCATTAGTCAAAATCTCACTCGCATCACTATTCATAATTGAATTATGAAATGCTCCGTTTCCTTGAATAGTTGAATTAGCACTCTGGTAAATTGAACTAAAATTAGCGTTTGTATCTAATATGTTGTTATACCCGTTGTAAATTGATGCCAAACGAGCACCACCCCTAATTTTATTTGCTTCACCATTTAAGATTTGGGACTTATAGCTGTCGTTATTATTTTGGTCGTTTATTCCGTTACCTTGTCCGTTTAGAATTGTATTGTATTCACCATTATATGATACTGATGAATTACCACCAAAGTTTAGTCCATAAGAACCACTAACTATACTTGAAACTCCACCAAAAGCACCTCCATAAGCGCCAGATGTCGTAATATTTTCACCACCAACTATAGTTGATTGATTAGATGCGTTCAAGTTAAAACCAGCAATAGTTGCTGATAAATAACCTGCGGTGTTCTGTGCTCCACCACCGATAAACGCAAATTGGTTATTTATAGTATGTGTTCTACCACCGATGATTGCGGCATAACTTGCTGAACTACCAATAGTAGAGTTTTTGGCGACATAAATACCATTATCCTCACCAGCAGTTACACTATTACCTTCACCACCAACAATTGCGTTATATGTTCCCGTAGATGAAATTGTATTACCAGTTCCACCAATCATTACGCCCGTTGGTGATAAAGTATTACCCGATGCGTAGTATTTTGATTGAATTGAGTTTGCTCCTTGTCCTGCTTGTAATTGACTATCACCACTTGTTCCACTTGAACCGCTTGACCCACTTGAACCGGCCAATCCACTTGTTCCCGATGAGCCTGAACTACCGCTCGTGCCACTTGACCCCGAACTGCCCGATGTTCCACTACTACCGCTTGAACCAGCAACTCCGCTCGTTCCCGATGAGCCTGAACTACCGCTCACTCCACTTGAACCCGATGAACCCG